AACATATAAAGATAAAAAGAATTTTACCTTAACACATTTTCAGGAAAGAGTAAACATCTATAATCGGGAGAGTTTTAACTATGAAATTCACACCGTTAATTTAGATAAATAGTTATATGCAAAGCTTAGATATTGAAAATGTAAAGATTATTCGTTTGGTTTCTGGAGAAGAAATTTGTTGTAAAATAGATGGTACAACAAAAGAACTTCCAGACAAGTCCCGTTTATTAAGAATACTTAATCCCATGTTAATAAAATATATTCCTCAATTAACTGAAAGAGGTGTAACAGATTATATAGCTTTAGTTAAATGGGTTGGGTTTACAAATGATACCGTTATTACTTTACCTATAAACAAAATTATTACCATTTGTAATGCTACACCTGAATTTAATAATAGATATACACAAATTGTAGGTAAACTTCATACTATAAAAGAAAACCTACCAAGTTATATTGAAAGAGATTTATCTAAAGAAGAGCTTGAAGAGGAAAATAATATTGAACCAACTGAAGATTATGATAAAGAAATAACTGATAAAAATGATATAAAAGAGTTAAGTGAATTGTTAAATATGCCTAGTAAGAAGATACACTAGATAGGTAGCCACGGTTCTACTGAACAACCCACATGGGTATTATATCAACAACTTAGAAAAGAGTCAAGCGCCTATGAAAATTAGATTTTATAAAAGATTAGATGGTATGAGATGGTTAGGCTTTGTACTGGCCATGATAGGTGCCTACATACTATCAAATGCAAATCCTAGCACTCAATGGGTAGGATGGTCAATTGCAACAGTATCCTGTAGTATATGGATATACATGGGTATAAAAGATAAAGACATACCTAGAGCACTTATGGAACTTATGTATTTGTTACTTGCATTAAGGGCCATTTATAATTGGTTAATATGAAAGAAGAATGGACAATAAAAGCGACATATAATAGTGACAATCCTAAAAAATATTGTCAAGTGTGTTATCCATTTAAAGGAACAATTAAACAGCTTGAAAAAAAGATATGGAAACACTATAATGAAAATTATGAAGAATATGGTAAAGCAGAAGCTGTGGAGGTCGAACTTATAACATAAACCGTTGACAAAAACAATAAAATATACTATAATAATATTATGACTAAAACAAGAAAAAGATCAGCACATTATGTAGATAACAAAAAGTTTCTACAGGCGATGATAGAATATAAGGACAAGTGTGATAAGGCCGAAAAAAGAAATAGAAAAGCACCACCAGTTACAAATTATATTGGTGAATGTTTTTTAAAAATAGCAAATCACTTATCTTATAGACCTAATTTTATTAACTATACTTTTAGAGATGATATGATTTCTGATGGTATAGAAAACTGTTTACAATATCTTAAAAATTTTAATCCTAAGAAATCAAATAATCCATTTGCTTATTTTACACAAATCATTTACTATGCTTTTATACGAAGAATACAAAAAGAAAAGAAGCAAACAAATATCAAGTATAGAATGATTGAACAAGGAAATATAGATGAGTTTTCTGTATTGCCTGGTGATACAAATAGTGATTATAAAAATCAGTTTTTAGAATTTTTAAGAAAAAATAAACCATCAACTGAAGAACAGCCAAAAGTTAATGAGATTAAAGTTAAAAAAAGAAAGAAAAGAACTTATAGCTCAGTATTAGATATATAATGAAAATAGCACTGCTAAATGATACACACTTCGGTGTTCGTAATGATAGCGAAGCGTTTAGAAACTATCAACTAAGATTTTATAATGAAATCTTTTTTCCTTACTTAGAAGAACACAATATAAAAACATTGGTTCACTTAGGTGATGTTGTTGATAGAAGAAAGTTTATTAACTTTCAAACAGCTTCTATTTTTAGAAAACAATTTTGGGATCGCTTATACGAAGATCAAATTGATACTCATATCATTATAGGTAACCATGATACTTATTTTAAAAACACAAATGATGTAAATGCAATTGAAAATCTTTACACTTCATTTGACAAAAGACACGAACCGTGGATATATACAAAATCAACTGTTGTAGATTTCGATGGTACACCTATTTTATTTGTGCCTTGGATTTGTGATGACAACTATGATCACTCTATGGAAATGTTAAAAACGGCCAAAGCAGATTTATGTTTTGGTCATTTAGAAATCAAAGGCATTGAGATGCAAAATGGTGTAATCAATGAGCATGGTTTAGCAAAATCAGATTTTAATAGATTTGATAGAGTTATATCAGGCCATTTTCACAAACATACAGATGATGGTCAAATACACTACAATGGCGCTCAATATGAAATGACATGGTCTGACTACCAAGACCCTAAAGGGTTTCATATTTTTGATACAGAAACTAGAGAAATAACGAGAGTACGTAATCCACTCACTATACATAAAAAAATAATTTATGATGATAAAAAGAAAGACTATAAAAACTATGATATAAAAGAATATCACAATCACTTTGTTAAGTTAATTGTATTAAACAAAACCAATAACGAGGTGTTTGACAAATTCGTAGAAAGATTATATAATGAGATAACAGTATATGACTTAAATATTGTAGAAGATTATTCAGATATTAAAGCTAGTGTAAGAGAAGACATATTAGAAATGGGTGAAGACACAGTTACATTCCTAAATAATTATGTTGATCAACTAGAAACAGATGTGAGTAAAACTAAACTAAAAGAATACTTAAAATCAATTTACATTGAGGCTAGTGATAACAAGGTATGATATATTTTAAAAAATTAAGATGGCGTAATTTTCTATCTACAGGTAATCAATTTTTAGAAGTTGACCTGGCAAAATCACCATCAACACTTATCATAGGAACAAACGGTGCAGGTAAATCAACAATGCTTGACGCATTGTGTTTTGCTTTATTTAATCGTGCTTTTAGAGATATTAAAAAAGAACAACTGGTGAATACAATTAATTCAAATGATTGTGAAGTAGAATGTGAGTTTGAAACTGCTAACAAGAAATATAGAATTGTAAGAGGTATTAAACCAAACAAATTTGAAATTTATTGTAATGATGTAATGTTAAATCAGGATGCTTCTAACGTAGATTATCAAAACACATTAGAACAAAATATTTTAAAATGTAATTATCGTGCCTTTTGTCAAGTTGTTATACTAGGTTCTACCTCATACGAGCCATTTATGCATTTACGTGCCAGATACAGACGAGAAGTTGTAGAAGAAATATTAGACATACGAGTTTTTAGTCACATGGACCTACTATTAAGACAAAAACAAGGCGAACTAAACAAATCAGTTATTGATGTAAAACATAGATATGACTTAATGACTGAAAAATATGAGTTACAAAAAAAACATTTTGATGAAATAAAAAATAGAGATACCACAGACATAGAAAATAGAAAACAACAACTAAAAGAAAATGAACAAAGTAACTATGAGTATAATCAAAAGTTGCAATTATTAAATGAAAAAATTATATCCACAAAAGCAGAGATATGGGGCGGTGAAAAAGTATTTAAAAAAGAAAGTGAATTGAATAAACTAGAATCAAAGATAGAACATAAACTTGATAGAGAAAAAAAAGACGTAGAATTTTTTGAACAAAATGATAACTGTCCTACTTGCACACAACCTATTGATGAAAGATTTAGACAAACACAAATACACGAAGGTAAGAAACAGATTAGCAAACTAGAAGAAGGATTGCAACAACTAACGGCCGAGATGGGGAGAACACAAGAACAAATAAAACAATATAAAGCAGTAGAAAAACGATTAAATGATTTAGATATATCTGTTGCAAAAATCAATACCTCTATTTCAGAAATCAATAGACACTCAAATAGATTAGATACAGAAATTGCTAAATTTGAAAATGCTGATACTAATACAAATGTTATACAAAAAGAATTAGAACAAATAAAAGAAGACTTAAAATTAGTAAACGTAGAAAAACAAAAGGCTGTAGAAGAAAAGAAATATATTGACATCGCTAGAGAAATATTAAATGACACAGGCGTTAAGGCCAATATCATTAAGAAGTATCTGCCTATAATGAATAATTTAATTAATAAGTACTTACAATCTATGGACTTTTTTGTCAATTTTCATTTAGATGAAGAATTTAATGAAACAATAAAAAGTAGATTTAGAGATACCTTTAATTATAATAGTTTTAGTGAAGGAGAAAAGTTAAGAATTGATTTAGCGTTATTGTTCACATGGAGAACCATTGCTAAAATGAAAAATAGTACAAATACAAATCTATTAATATTGGACGAAATATTTGATAGTAGTTTAGATGGTCAAGGAACAGACGACTTTTTTAAAATACTTAAAACATTAACAAACGAAAATACTTTCATTATATCTCACAAAGGCGATATACTATTTGATAGATTTACGAATATAATTAAATTTGAAAAGTATAAAAATTTTACGAGGTTAGCACAATGACATATGAATTATTACCACCAAGTGATCCAAGAGTACTATCAAGCATAGCACCTTTTGATATTGAAACTTTTAAGAAACAAGAAAAGATAGAACTAAAAGAGTTTGTAAACAATATGTTTGAAACAATGCAAAAGTATGGTGGTATAGGCCTATCAGCTAATCAAGTAGGCAAACCGTATAGAATGTTTATAATGGGAGCTCATCCTGAAATACATAAAAGTAAAAAGTGGACTTGTATAAATCCTACAATAGTCGAAGAAAGTAAACAAACAA